ACACAGAAGCTTTTATGGACATATGGTTTAGAGAAGGAAGAACAAGAGAAGGTAGACAACTATATAACGATCAAACACCTGAACCAGAAAAGATTGCAACTATCATGCAACACTTATCTAAAACTTTGATGCCTACAACACAACCTTTCCAAAGAACTATAAAAGGATTTACAGGAGCACCTGGAAAAGGTGGTGAGATATATGAAGTGCCAAAGGAGCTTGCTGGTATATTTGGGTTCAGACCTATCAAAGTTGATCCAGAAAAATCTTTAGGATTTAAATTATTTGAATATCAAAAAGCAATATCAGATTCTAGAAAACTATTTACAGGTGAGATTGATCCTACTGAAATGAAAACTGCACAAGATGTTATTGAAAGATATTATATTGCTAACAAACAAATCTTTAATGCACGTAAGAAAATGTTAAATACAATTGATAATGCTAGAACAATTGGAATATCACCTTCTAAAACTTATGAAATATTTGATAAAAGAAATCTAAAATCAGAATACAATGAGCTTACTGCTGGTGTATTTGATCCATTCTTTCCATCAGAAAACTTACAAGAAAGATTTCAAGACCTTGCACAAAGAGCAGGTATTGCAAACGTATTTTTTGAAGCAGAGCCTACATTGAGAGCTATGAATGCTGCTATGCAAAGTCTAACTTTATTTGATGAATTTGATATAGATTTACAAGATTTTTTACCGGACTCTGATCCAGGGGGTCAATCAGCATTACCACCTACACCAATGCCTAATCAACAAGTGGTTCAGACTGCGGCTATACCAGCAGCAGGCGCCATGAATCAGGGATTGACGCCAGTTGAAAATGCATTATTATCCGAAGAAGAAAAACAAATTAAACTAAGATCAAGAGGACTGGCATAATGCCTAAAAAAGATTTAGCACTAGAGAAAATAGAATCTCACGAAAAGCTTTGTCGTATCATGCAAAAACAAACTCATCAAAAAATTTCAGGAATAGAGAACGATATTAAAGAAATTAAAAATCATATGCGTTATGCAATGACTGCTTTAGTTGGTGGTATGTTTGCTATTATAGTAATACTATTCGAAAAACTGTAGTTATTTTGGGAGGTTGGGCACTCAGCTGCCGGGATTGATTATAGTGGGGACTATAGTCACTTTATTTACAAATACATCCATAAAAATGACCCGTTCCATCTTTCATTATATAAATATTATTGGGGTAATAATGATATGTTGTTAGATGAAATCTAAGAATATCACATAAATCAAAACAATCTAGTTTGTCTAATAATTCTACGCCTTCAATCATTTGTTTTGTAACTTCTACAAGATGATACATACCATCGTTTAATAATATTAAATCCATTCTCTAAAATCTTCATCCATTATTTTATTTGCAATATTAACTTTGTTACGCAAAGCTTTTACAATTCTTTCATCAATAGTATCTTGAGTCATTATATCAATGTAAGTCATTTTTCTTGTTTGACCTATACGATCAATACGTGCTTCTGATTGTTGTCTCTTTTCTAGGTCATAACCATTAGAGAAATAAATCATATTACTTCCAGCAGTCAATGTAATACCATAACCACCTGTGTGAGTAGTACCTACAAAGAATCTACACTTATCATCGTTTTGAAATTTTTTAATATTAGCTGATCTTGCATCAGTATCGGTTGCACCATAATAATCTACAACAGCATCATCACCATATACTCTTTTTATTTCTTTAATTATTCTTCTTACATCGTGTGTGTAGTGGGACCAGATAATAGTTTTACCTTCTACGTTTTCAAGTATGCTCATTAATTCACCAAGCCTACTACAAGGTAAATCTTTTATGGTACCATCATCTGCAGTAAAATGTCCACAAGTAATTTGATGTAGTCTCATTAATTGTGTCATAACTGTAGCTGAAGATTGCATCTTACCATCTAAAAAAGCTATTGCTTCTTTTTTCATTTGCTCATATACTTTCTTTTGCTCTTTTGTAAGCTCAACATAATGCTTGACATAACTTTTTTCAGGTAAATCTAAACAATCCTCTTTTAATATTCTTTTAGAGAAAGGTTTTATCTTATCAGATAATTCACCAAGATTTCTATAACCTACTACTATTTCTACTTGACGACCATTAACTTGAATCTTTTTACAGATAGAATATCTAGCACGAAACGTGTAGTAAGACTGATGATCTAGGAGCCAGGGATCAAGGAATTGACACTGACTATATAAATCTAATGGTGATTTAGTTACAGGAGAACCTGTAAGTATTCTTCTATATTTACAGTGGTCACTTAGTTTCAATATGTTTTTAGTTCTATTAGAAGTAGGTGTTTTAATAGTAGTAGATTCATCAATAGCAACCATTGATTTAGGATGTGCGGATAAAAATTTATATGCAAATTCTGCGCCATTACCTGATGAAAAAGATTCCACATTCATAATTAAAATATTTAAATGTGTACCTGATTTAAACAAAGTATTTAAAAGTAACTGTTGTTTTTTTGATTTATCTGATGTCTTCCAAAGAACTATATTTTTTTCTATATGGTCCGGTAGGTGTGTGGGTATTTCTGAGTCATACCAATTTTTATAAACACCTTTAGGAGCAATTAATAACAGACCATTTATTAAACCTTTATCATATAATACAGCTGCATTATCTAATAATACTTTAGATTTACCCGTACCCATTTCCATAAAGTACGCAAAATTTTCTTTATCCCAAGATGCTTCTAATGCATCTAATTGATGCCCATATGGCTTAGTTTTAAATTTGTAGTTCATTTGCTTTTTCTTTCTAATTTGTTATATAGTACGTAAAAGAATAAAAGTCAATGAGCAAAGTTTATTTAGTACAAGACATACCTGTCGACAGAGAAAGTGGTCAACCCAAATATAATGTTATGGGTGCACAAAAGTATGGCGATATTACGGTCATGCTTCCTGCAAAAGCTCAAATGATTTTTTCTCCTGGTCCATTAATTTTTCAAATAAAAGATAAGTTAAAAAATTTTACAACCGACGATTACTTATTATTATCTGGAGATCCTGCAATTATCGGAGTGACATGTTCAGTTGTTTCTGATATGACTAACGGCAAATATAAGTTGTTAAAATGGGACAGACAGGAAAAAACATATTATCCACTCGAGATAAATATTTTTCAAAACTAGTATTGACATTTCAATATAACTATCCTATATACCTTTTACGAAAGGCAACATTATGGATATAAATTTAAGAAAAGATGCACCGGATCAAACTGATATTATTGATCCTAAAAAATTATCAGAAGAAGTAGAGAAATTAAAATCTTTACAATCTGAAATAAAAGATTTAGAAGATAGAGTGAAAGATTTAAAAGAAGATGAAAAACATTTTAGTTGTGTTATTATTCCAAAGTTAATGGAAGACATGAATTTAAAAAGTTTAAAACTACAAGATGGTTCTGAACTAACGATTAAAAAAGTTTATAGTGCTACAATGAAAGCTGATAAAAAAGCTGAGTGCATTCAATGGCTTCGAGACAACGGCTTAGGTGATATTGTGAAAAATGAAATCACAGTTAACTTTGGTCAAGGCGAAGAAAACAAGGCAGCAGAATATGCCGACCTTGCAAAAAGTAACGGTTATGAACCTTCTCAAAAGGAAGCAGTTCATGCCGCTACTTTAAGAGTAACCATGGAGGATTGGAAGAACAAAGGTAACGATGTTCCTGAAGATCTTTTTTGGAAGTTTGACGGAAGTCAGACTAAATTAAAAAATAAATAACAGATAACAGATAACAGATAAGGAGTTATATGAGTACAGAAAGTACAATCGTAAAAAAAGATAATGCAGGTGCATTATCTACAATAAACCTAAGAGCTGATTCAGGTAGAGGAACTGAAGAATTAAAATCGGATGATGTATCAACACCAATCTTAAAAATTCTTCATCAGTTATCTCCTGAGTGTAACTCAAGAAACGCAAAATACGTTGAAGGTGCAAAACCTGGAATGATCTATTCTGCTAGTTTTGGAAATTTAATTGATGGTGAAAAAGGACTTGATATAGTTATTGCTCACACTCAAACTAGATTTCCTGAATGGCAAGAAAGAGGAGATAGTACATCTGCTCCAGTAGGAACTCATTTAGAGATACCTACAGATGCCGTAGAAGAAAAAAATGGTAGATATAGATTACCTAATGGTAATTATGCAGAAAAAACTATGTATTTTTATGTAGTTGCTATAGTTGGTAATGAGCTAAGAAAAGCTGTTATTCCTATGAGATCGTCTAATTTAACTCCAGGTAGAGAGTTAAACAACTTGATTGCTAACTTGAGAATGACAGATTCACAAGGTACATTTCAACCGGCAGCATACTCTGCAGTGTTCAACTTAAAAACAGTTGGAAAAAACTGGGGAGATAAAAGCTGGCATGTGTACAAACCGTCATTAGTAAAAATGTTAGATGTATCTACAGGTATGGATGCTGAAGCTTACACTATGGCACAGAATCTACAGAAAGAAGTTTCTAAAGGTTCTGCTAAACCAAAGTATGATAAAGTTGAAAACAAAAATACTAAAGACATTATCTAATTCCCTTTCGGGAAAGGCCTGCAAGCCGAAAACGTTCCCGGGAGACTGGGAACGTTTTAAAGAAATTAATAGGACAGAAATAAATGAAGGAATATATAAAATACTTTTCAGGATTGAAAAGAAACTACGGAGTTTGCAAGACTACTGAAGGTTTTGTAGATGGAGAAACAGGTAAGAAAAGGTATCCACACGAATGGTCCTCAATACCTGTTGTTGAACAAGATTATTTAGATCACTTATCTGGTGTTAAATCTATTGGTATACAACCATGTACTGATGAAGGTAAAGCTAGGTTTGGTGCAATTGATGTTGATAAATATCCAATAGATAGAAAATTTTATCTAGACATCATACAAGAAAAAAAGCTTCCGATAATACCTGTCCTATCGAAGAGTGGTGGACTACATTTATATGTGTTCACCACTGAGTATGTAAAAGCAAAAGCGATAAGAGACTTTTTAGAACAGGTTTTATTTTTATTTAAACTACCAATCAATACAGAAATATTTCCAAAACAAACTTCACTAGGTGAAAATGCTGATGGTGAGAAGACTAATGGTAATTTTATAAACTTACCTTATAATAGTATTTCTAGAAAAGCATTACTTCCAAATGGTGAAGAAATGCAAATTGATATGTTCTTAAAAGTTGTTGCAGCAAATGCACAAACAGAAGATCAACTAAAAGATATACAAAAAAGAATTGTAGAAGATGAACTATCTGGTGGTGGAGAAGAGTTTGTAGATGGTCCACCATGTTTAGGTATACTAACAAAACAACTAATGAAAGATGGTAGAGATAGATTCTTATATAACTATATGGTGTTTGCTAAGAAAAAGTATCCAGACAAATGGCAAGACAAAGTAATAGAAGCTGCAAGAAAATATTTTGAGTTTGATAATAACTGGACAGATATACATGTGAATCAAAAGATTAAAAATTGGAGTAAAGATACTAAAGGTCATACTTGTAATGATCCATTACTAGCACCGGTGTGTGTAAAGTCTGTATGTGTTAAAAGAAAGTTTGGGATTATATCAGATAATAAACCGGTATGGCCAGCGTTATCAGCATTACAAAAACTAAATATAAAACCTACACCTGAATGGTATTTTACTGTTGAGAATGAAGAAGGACAAACAAAACAAGTGCACGCAAAGAATGTGCATAGAATAGAAAGCCAAAAAGAATTGAGAGCATTATTAATGGAACAAGTACACATAGTACCACCAACAATAAAAGGTAATGACTTTTATAAAATACTAAAAAATTTATTTGAAAAATCTAAGATAGAAGTATTAGAACCTGCAGAGGGAACTAATCCATCTGATATATTAAAAGCACATATACATAGATACATAAACGATCCACAAGCTAAGAAATATAATTCTTTCAAAAGTGGTAGACCATTGTTAGATGATGAGTATGCATACTTTTTATACAGTGCATTCTATGATGATTTAAAAACATATGAATGGAAAGAATCATCAGCTAAAACGTCACTAATGATTAAAGCATTGTTTCCTAGTAAAAAACCAGAAGAACAAGCTAAGTTTGATCACAGTAAAAAATTTCCTGGAAAAGATTCTGACAACAAACAGTATCCACCACTAAAAACTTTACGAATACCATTAAAGTATTTTGAAAGTGAAGAAGAAGTTAATGAACAACATCAGTTTGAAAGTGAAGAAGACATAGTATGATTTATAAATACTATGGTCCACCAGGAACCGGTAAGACATTTAAACTTATAAGTAGATCAAAAGCATACGCAAGACTAGGAACCCCACTTCACAAGATAGGTTACTTTGCATTTAGTAAGAAAGCGGCAGGTGTTGCAAAAGAAAGAATGCCTGCAAGTGAAAAGAATCTTCCATACTTTCAAACACTACATTCTTTTTGTTTTAATTTTTTAGATATGAAGAAAGAAGATATCATGCAGCCATATCATTATGAAAAGTTTGGTAAAGAAATAAATGTAAAAGTAAAATACGCAGACAAATATAACAAAGAAGAAATAAGTTATTTAACTTGTGACAATCCTTATTTTCAATTGATACATAAAGCAGTAAATAAATGTATTACTGTTAGAGAAGAATACGAACTATGGGAACATGATACAAAAGAAATAGTATGGTCAACTCTAAAATATATAAGTGATAATTTAATTAAATATAAAGATGCTAAGAATCTATATGACTTCAATGATCTGGTAGATCTTACAATTAAATCTAAAGACAAAGAAAACTTTCCTACATTCAAAGCAGTATTTATTGATGAAGCACAGGATCTGTCACCATTACAATGGAAACTATTTGATGTGTTTAAAGAAAAATCAGAAGATATTTATTTAGCAGGTGATGATGACCAGGCTATATTCGTATGGGCTGGTGCAGATGTAGAGAGATTTATCAAGGAACCGGCTAAAGAAAGAGTCTTAAAGTACTCAAAACGTGTGTCTAGAACCGTCCAGGAGGAGTCTCAGAAGCCAATTGAGAAGATTATGGGTATAAGGAAGGAAAAACACTATTTACCACGAGATTACGAGGGAGAATCATTTACCATAGGTAACCTGAGTCAAGTAGATTTGACTAAAGGTAAGTGGTTAATTTTAAGTAGAACTATATCTAGACAAGTAAAAATAGCTGAAGAATTAAAACGTAAAGATTTATTTTATGAAACTAATAAAGGTAAAAGTTTTTCAGTAACTATGTATCGAGCTGCAATGCAATACGAGTCTTGGACCAGGCATCAGGAATTAGAAGATAGAATTATAAAAGATATAAAAGAATACACAGGTGATGTTGAATGGAATCGAAACAAAGATTGGTTTGATGCATTTGTTGAAGCTGATGAAAAAGAAAAATTGTATATAAAAAATATGTTAGACAATGGAGAGAATTTAAATACTGATGCTAGAATATGGCTATCCACAATACACGCAGCAAAAGGTGGAGAAGAAGATAACGTAATTTTATGTTTAGATATGGGAAAGAAAATTCTTAAATCTATTAAACGTAGTCAAGAGAAAAATGATGAAGAACATAGAGTCTGGTATGTAGGAACCACAAGAGCAAGAAATAACCTATACAAACTAAAAGCAAAAATACAACGAACAGGATATCAACTATGAGAATAATTACATCAGATATATTTATAACAATCGCATTAACATTTTTTGTCATCAACATAATGGAGGTATTAAAATGACACACAAAGATATATTTAAAGATTCATTTCCACAAGATAAGCAGATAGGTGGGAGTCACTATAAAGACTTTCACATTCAACCTTATGAGTTTATTTCAAAGAATGACCTTTCCTTTTTTCAGGGAAATGTTATAAAGTATGTTTGTCGCTACAAGAACAAGGCGGGAATACAAGACTTAGAAAAAATAATTCATTATTGTGAATTAGAAATTAAAACAATGAAAGATCTTAAAAAGAAATGATCATACCACAAACAGAATGGTTAGCACCTACAGAGTATCCTGATCTAAGATCAGCAAGTGAAATTGCAATTGACTTAGAGACACGTGATCCAGACTTAAAGAAACTGGGTTCAGGAGCCATTATAGGTAATGGTGAAGTTGTAGGTATAGCTGTTGCTGTTGATGGTTGGAAAGGTTACTTCCCTATTGCTCATGAGATTGGTCCAAACGAAGATCGTAAAAAAGTTTTATCTTGGTTCACCGATGTATGTGAATCACCTGCTACAAAAATATTTCATAACGCAATGTATGACGTATGTTGGATACGTAATTTAGGTATAAAAATCAATGGTTTAATAGTAGATACTATGATTGCAGCTAGTCTTATAGATGAAAATAGATTCTCTTATACTTTAAATACTATGTCCTGGACTTATCTAAACAAAGGTAAGAACGAATCAAGATTAGTAGAAGCTGCAAAAGAAAGAGGACTCGATGCAAAAGCTGATATGTGGAGATTACCTGCTATGGAAGTTGGATCTTATGCTGAAGCAGATGCTGAACTTACTTTAGAACTTTGGCAGAAGTTTAAAAAAATAATTATTGAAGATGATTTACAAAATGTATTTAATCTTGAGACAGATCTGTTTCCTTGTTTGGTTGATATGCGTTTCCTAGGGGTGAGGGTAGACGTGACAAGAGCGCATCAATTAAAAACAGAATTGGAAACAAGAGAGCTAGACCTAATAGCATCAATAAAAGCACAAACAGGAGTAGATATTCAGTTAATGGCAGCAAGAACGATTGCTTCACTTTTCGATAAATTAAATTTAACATACTCTAGAACTCCTACAGGTGAACCTTCTTTTACAAAAGGATTTTTAGCTAATCATCCACATCCTTTAGTACAGACTATAGCAGAAGCTAGAAAAATAAACAAGGTTAGGACTACATTTATTGATTCTATTATTAAACACGAACATAACGGTAGAATCCATGCAGATATAAATCAAATACGATCTGATGATGGTGGTACAGTTACAGGAAGATTTAGTTATCATAATCCAAACTTACAGCAGATACCCGCCAGGGATCCGGAAACAGGACCATTAATAAGAAGTTTATTTATACCTGAAGAAGGTTGCAAGTGGGGCACTTTTGACTACTCGCAACAGGAACCAAGATTAGTTGCACACTATTCATTAAAATTTGAATTACCTTCTGTAAATGATATTGCAGATTCATATGAAAATGATCCTTCAACAGACTTTCACAAGATTGTAGCAGAGATGGCGGAGATACCTAGATCACAAGCAAAAACAATTAACTTAGGTTTATTCTATGGTATGGGTAAAGGTAAGTTGATGAATGAATTAGATTTAACAAAAGAGAAAGCTGATGAACTATTTAAAAAGTATCATGGTAAAGCACCATTTGTAAAACAGTTGATGAATAAGGTTATGAACGCAGCATTAAACAAAGGTCAAATAAAAACATTACTTGGTAGACGTTGTAGGTTTCCAAAGTATGAACCTATATTAAATGGTAGTGACTGGGGTAAATATATACCACCAGAAGATGAAGAACGTATGAAAGAACTACAAGATATGGGACCAGTGTTAAAAGATTTTGAAGGTAATATTATTAAAGACAAAGATGGTGAGCCAAAGAAAAACTATTGGCATAAGAATCCAACACGTAGAGCTTTTACATACAAAGCATTAAATAAATTAATTCAAGGTAGTGCAGCAGATATGACTAAGAAAGCAATGGTTGATTTATATAAAGAAGGTTTGATAGGTCATATACAAATACATGATGAATTAGACTTTTCTATAGAATCAGAAAGTCAAGCAAAAAAAATAAAAGATATTATGGAAAATGCGGTTGACTTAGAAGTGCCAAATAAAGTAGACTACGAGTCTGGTCCTAATTGGGGAGAAATAAAATAATGTACTATGGCTTATTTAAATGCTAATATAC